AATCGCATATTGTGCCCTCGTAGGTGCAGGCAACCCTAGCTCGTGCCAGAGTGCCTGTAAAAACATTTTAAAGTCTTGTCTTAGTAATTGTAAACTATTCATTATATATCATCCAATGCTCCGCCTGCTCCACCACCACCTACATCAAATCTACCAAATCTAGGATCATTATAAATAATAGACATTATTCTATTTAATCTATATCTGTACATTTGCTCCTGTTCTACTGTTAATGCCGGTTTAATTGATTCATAAGCAAGAGTTAGCTGCCTATAAAACTCTGTACCATCTCCATAATTATTTTCAGCTTCAGCTACTTCTTTTTTTAATTTTACTCCTGTGCTTTCACTAAAAATTATACGAAATAGTTTTTCCTCGTTTTTTTTCTTACCTGAAATTTGTTTGTGTATAAATGGGCTAATTTGTTTAGCAAGTTTGTTTATTTCTTGTTCAGACTTTTTAGGTAAAGGTACACCTAAACCTTTAGCTTCAGCATCAGCTATTAATTGCTTTAATTTAGGTACAGACCAGTTATTAATGTCAACGTCAGCTAGTAATTGACCTACTTCAAACGGATCTAATTCTGTTTCGTTTGCTTTAAAAAAATTCATTCCTGATTTTAAAATTTTATCTCCTTCATCTACCATATCCATCCAGTCATCTACAACTTCCATATGAGCGTCAGCTGCTGCACCAGTTCCGTTTACATGTTTTTGACGGCGGGTTTTAGAATCCCAAATATCAGTCATTTTACCACCTCGTCTTGCTTTACCTTGCATCCATTCGTAACGAGTATAACCAGTATTTCTGTGTTTAGCGTTCCACCATGTCTCACCAGCTGCACCAGCTATTTTATTAAAAAATGCTGTTTTTTGAGCATGTGAATACGGGTCAGCCATTTCTAAGTTTCCTGTAGCATCGCCTGCTACATAACCTCTTTCCAGAACTCTTTTTTGAATACGATTATACATATTTCCGCCGGGTTTAGTATTATTATACATACCCAAGGATTGAACAAGTGTAAGTGTATGGTCCAAGTTAATTCTTCTTTCTGTTATAGGTCTAGCTACTAACTGTCCATCACTGTTTAAGATTTTAAAGTTTGCCATAGCGTCACCGTATAAATCGTTCCACTTTTGCAACTCTACTTTTCTAATCTCAGTCCAAGCCGCCGGTATTTTATAGTGACCTACGGTTTGAATTTTAGCCGCTACATTACGTCTGTTACCCAAATGTACTCTAGCAAAAGGTAGCCAGTCAAAACGTCTACCAGTTACAGGGCTATTACCACCTTGAACTAAGTGGTTAGTAAACATAGTTTGTAGCATGCTAGCTGACTCAATAACAGTAGGTTCAACATATCTTTGTCTAAATTCTGGTGTGCCTACCATAGGTATATTATTAGCATCACTTGAATTTAACAGCTTACCTATAAGCATCTGATTCTGAGCATCTAAAACTCTAGGTTCATTTAATTCTGGTAACTGCATTTCTATGTTACCTTTCTTAAATGCTTGCTGACCTCTAACTTTATTTACCTTAGCACCAACTTGCTGTCCGACTGCTGTCAAACCTCCTCCGACTGTACCACCGATAGTTCCAGCTGTGACAGCTTCTAAAGGATTTAGTAATCGTTGTTCATCAACTCCTACACGTACTTGCTCAGTTCCTACACCTGTAAGAGCTCCTCCTACAATTCCACGCTGTACTGAGCCAGCTTTACCAACAACTTTAGCTACACCTTTGCTAGCTCCGATATTCATAAATGGTATAGCACCAGCTGCACCAGAAGCTAATATCTCGCCCCAGTTTAGCTCGTCTTCTCCATATAAATGCTTCTGTACTAAATAATTAGTATATGCACCTTGTCCAAAGTTAATAGCACCGTATCCTAACCAACCTAGTGGTCCAAAGCCTAGTAAACCAGAAGTTGCAACGTCTGTAGCTATACCACCACCGATTTCTATACCCATTCCTTGGAATCGCTTAATTAGATCTTCTTTTTCCATCAGAAGTCCTCTATAGTTAATTCTTTAGTCAGGTCGATTTTACTGTCGTTGTTGTCCCTCTGAATTTGTTGTAGCCTTAGCTTTTCAGACCAGCTACTATCTATAACTGATTGTTCATTTCTAAAGTCAGTTCCACTATAGTAATCTTCTTTATCTATCTCTATAGTTTTGTATTGATTGTTTGGATCAGTAATTGTAATAATAGGAAAATTTTTATTAGCTTCTTCTTTGTTAAAGCCTATTTCTTCGTACAGTGCTCGTTCTTCAAGTATGTTTTCTATGTTTTCGATTATATTAACTCTATCTGTATCTAGTGGTATGTACGTATCACCTACTACATAGCTATCCCCGTTTGGTTTAACTAAATTAAAAGTACTGATAAAGTTTTGGTTTTTAGTATCTCCAATTAGACCTGATCTACCATAATCAAACATACCTTGAGTAATTATACCACCTTCAGCTTTCATAAGTAAGATATCAAGCCTAACATTCTTTTTAGCAAGCCATTCTTTTCTTTTCTCAAGTGCCTCTTGTTTATCAGCTGAACTTGTGTTTTTACCCCAACTTTGAGATCTTATCCAAGCTTCGGGTTGATTCATTATTAAGTTTAGCTCAGTCTGTCTTTGTAGCTGTATTGTTTTAAGTTGATTAATTCGTCGGTTATACTTTTCTAAATTGTTTTCAAGTGTTTCAGTAGATACGTATGACCGTGATTTAGCTGTAGTAGCCATTAATTTATGTGTGATAAAATTGTGTGTTCCCTGTCTGTAATACCGAATGTCGACCTCATCCAGTCTCTCCAGTTTTTACTACCTTTTTCCTGATTGCATCTTCGACAAGATGGAACGACATTTGCTGTTTCATCTCTACCCCCTTTGCATTTTGGGCGTACATGGTCGATAGTAAGTTGTTGTAATTCATAAGTTCCTCCACAATAAACGCATTGACAATTAAAGTGCTCTTTGATAGCTCTTCTCCAGAGCCTTTTAGATTCTGAACTCGTCATGGTTATTAAATTGTGTAAATAGTAATCAGGGTTTGGTAGTAATGGGGTCATGCTTTTTTAGTTCTGCTTTTTCTGTTAACTTTTGCTGAGCACGTTTTTCCTTTAGTAGTGCTGCCTTTTGCGTGGCAAGAGTCTTTACCGTCTCTGTTACCGTAAGTGCCAAGTTTTCTATTAAGTTTGTTTGCATTAACTCTTATTGCTAGACCTTTAGTGGTTTTGTTGTATTTTGCCTGTTGCTTGCGACGCTTGGCCGCAGCTTTAGGGTTTTTCTTGTAGTATTCAGCTGTTTTTGCCATATACTTTCCTCTTAACAAGTGCAGGGTCGACAGTAGGTAGAAGTTTATTTAGCTTGTCTAAAGGACTACCTTCGTAGGCAACGCCAGTGATGTCGTTTGTTTTTAGCCAATCGCAAGCTGCTTTTAAATCTTGTGTAGTTGCTTCTCCACTTCTTATTCTGTGCAAGAAGTCTTCTGTAACAAGATAGTGTAACTCGTTAAAACTCTCTTCTGTTGCTTTCTTAGGTATTACCCTTGTATTTTCCATAATGTTTTGGTAAATAATTTATATTTGCTACAACTCTTGCTTTAACATCAGTAGCTGTAACTGTGCAGTGTCTTTGCTTTGAATTAAAAATAACAACTCTATTACCTACACTATCTACATCTTCTATATCTGGATTCTCAAATCGAGTCTTACCATTACATGTGTTTAGATAATAAATAGCAGTTAAATTATTCTGGTCTGTATCTCTGTGAAAGTCAGATTGGAATGGTTCGTGGGTTCTAGTAGTTAAGTTGACTTTAATTCTTAGCAAAAAATCTACATTTAATTTTGTTATTACTGGCTGTATACGATTTAGACGTTCTGTATCATAAAGATAATCTCCTTCTATACCATGTACAAATTGAAAGTGACTATTGATTTCGTTTGGCGATACCATAGCATCAGAATATGCCCAAGTACATTCGCTGCTTAAGTAGTAATTTTGTAAAGCCTGCCATTGCTCGTGAGGCAATAGATTATCAATTATTTTAATCACATAAACTCCCGAAGATGTGGATATTTGTCCCGTAAAGGAGTTACAACTTTGTGTATCTGTGGTATAGTCATAGCTAAGTCTGGATCTATAATGCCATCTTTAGCAGTAAAACTTCCTATATAATCTGGAGGCTCCGGTAAAACTATAGGAGCATGCTTTATCTCTTGTAAGCCTAGACTTTTCACGTTATGGTTTGCCCATCCTAAATTTTGTATGTGAGGTATTTTAAAATGATCGCAAACTAAATCCATAGTACCACGCACGTCTGAAAAAAAGTCATTTGATTCTATAAAAATAAGATGTTTTGCTTTCTTCATATTTTCTATAGACTCAACCCATCTTTCTGCATGCCACATAAGTTCTGTTTTTAACATCATTTGCATCCAGCCACCTAACTGAGAAGGCAGCTGTCTATACAAAAATATTTTAGGACCTTCTACGCTATTAACTAAATGATGCTGACGCCAAAGAGGCTCGACGCAACTTCCAGCTACAACGTGTTTAAAAGATTCTGGCTCTACATATGTCTTGATTGTTCGACATAGTAGAGCACACATTAATGTTGAACCGCAATTATTCGTCGAGAACAACCACCTGTTCAATATCTTCTTCGTGGTCATGGTCATGTAGGTGCATTTGTGGATGTGCCAAAACTGAAGCTGTTGACACTAATAGTAATGTAATAAGTAATTTCATTGTAAAATAGTTTCATCTAGTTGTAGTTCACCTTCTAACGGAGGTTCATAATCTAATAAAAGTTCATTGATATCTTCATCTTTTAATTCTACATCTTGCTCAGGTACTGCTGCTTCGGGATCTAAATAATCTCGATTCATCCAACCAGTAGCTATATACTTATTCTGAGTTCCGTGAAGTATACCTCCTCTGTGCATGTAAGTCCATGTAGCTGGAAATATAACTAATCTACCTTGCCGTGGTGGTACTTTAAATCCATTCATAAATTCAGTACAACCATCGTCAAAAATATCATTCAAATAAAATATATAGGTTAACTTACGTACATGACGAGCGTTCCATTCTATACTACTATCGTCATGCCAATCATAAGAACCATACGGTTTTGTTTCTTGTATCTGAAACCCGTAATCAAGCATATGACCGTGACAGCACTCAAATTGTGCATATGGCATCTGATCGTTATGGTCAAATGTTGGTAAAACTATATGGCTTTGTAGATGATTTACATACTCTTGTAAAGCTACTCTAAGAACATTTCTAAAAGTAAGTTGTTCGTCGAGCCAATAATCATAACTATCTATCAGTAGATCACGTGAACTTTTTATCATCTGAACTGTTCTATCGGAACCACAGACTCCTTGGATGACATTTTCATCGTTCTGAAATTTCTCAATTACGTGCTCACAAAAACGTGAGTCTAAAGCATAGTCTCGAACCCAAATAAATGGATCCGGAGAGACTATGGGGTGCTGTAACGGTTTGACCATTTACTCGATTTCTAATCCTTTTTTAACTATAGCTAGTGCTTTATCATCTAGCTTATTATCTGTCTGTTCTACTAGCTTTTCTAATAGATCGACGACGAACTGCTTAAACTTAGGGCTTTTTAGTCCTGTTAAAACAAGTGGTTTAAGTAATCCTAGCATTATTTTGCCTCCTTCTTAGCTTTAGTTTTAGGTGGTTTTTTCTTTGCAGCCTCAGCTCTAGCTTTAGCTTCTCTTTCCCATTGTAGTGTTAGTGTGCTCATTAGAATAATTTAAATTTTTTGTCTTTTGTGGGCGGATAAACTTCAACTATAGGTACGATATCCTGACACATTTTAGCTATAGGTGTATTAGGTCGTATCATAAATCCTTTTTGCATTAATTCCGCACATTTATGGGCTCGTGTAAGTTCATACTCAAGCCGCATTTTCTCTTCATATCTCTTTGCCATCTCCTTGCACTGCTCATATCCTGACTTATCTAAGGGAACCATAAAGTTAATCTGAAATCCCCAGTTCTCAGCTATAGTATAACTACTAGGCTGCATAAATTCATCGAATGGTTTGCTATGATTACCCATATAAAAAGGGCTAAACGTCATTGTAGATCCATTACATTGTATGTTTGGACCATATATCTGACGTGATGACGCACCATTGTTTTGAAACTGTACAGCTTGGTTAGTTACGTTACCAGTAGCAGCAGCTACAGG